GGAGTGGGTCAGGTCTCGAACCGAACCACTTTCTTCACTCTTCGTATATAACAACAAGGAAGAAGTGAGAACACTCGAGAAGGTACGTGCTGGTAAGCTTCGAGGCTTTACTGGTGCCGACCTTGTATTTGTTATGTGCTGTGATCGACTGTGTCGTACCATGAATGAGAAGTTTTATGATAGCAATCTGTTGACTCCCAATTGTGTTGGTCTTTGTAAGTTTCGACGAGGGTGGGATAAGTTATTCAGAAAGCTGTCAAAACATCCCAATGCGTTTGAGCTAGATGAAAGCTCCTATGACGCTTCTTTGTTCCGAGCGGCGATGTTTGGCATGGTGCACTGGCGTTTTGCTATGCTAGCCGATCAGTCGGCTGAGAATGCTCAACGCTTGTTGAATTATTACACTGACATAGTGGATTCATACATAATCCTCACGCGTGGTGAGGTTGTTCGCAAACACACAGGCAATCCTTCAGGTAGCCCTAATACGATTGTTGACAATACGGTTATTTTATATAGGCTCCTGGTTTATGCCTTTCGCCAGTGTTACAAACGTTTCTGGCACACTGGAATGCCCAACCAAGAAGAATGCACCATTTCTTATATGGATGCAAATGTTGAGATGGCCCTTGGTGGTGACGACAATACCTTTACTGTCTCTGACAAGATTGTTGGGTGGTTTAATGCCCGAAACATTTCTGAAATTTGGTCAGAAATTGGTGTCGTCACACATGCTCCTCATGATGTGGGAGTTATGGAATATGAAGCTCGCAGATTGGAGGAATGCCATTTTTTTTCCATGAGCTTTCAGAAAGTGCGAGGTACTTATGTCCCTGTTCCTAATGCTGAGAAGATGCAAGCCTCCATGTTGTTCGCTGGTAAGCATGTTGGTGAACCTATTTGGTCATTATTACGCGCATGTGCTGTCAGGATTGAAACTTTTTATGATGCAACCATGCGCAAGCTTATGATGGGTTACATCCAATACTTGCTCACGCACTATCGATCTCAGCTTCTATCTTCTACTGATCCAACCTATGATCAGGTCATGACCGTTTTCAAGAGTGATGATGCAATTGAAGCCCTGTACTTGGGCTATGAATCCACCCTATCTCCGGACAATGAGAAGAAGCGCTCTCCGCGAGAAAGTGAGCCGGTTTTTATCGATTTCACTCAAGAACGAATTGGACTGCAAGATGCAAGTCAAGAAGAAGAAGATAGTTACTAAAGTTTGGAGGAAGAAAGCCCCTAAGATGAGTGTGCAGGAACGAGTGACAAACAATCAATATCGTGCCTATAAGGCCTCTCAACGTCGGGAATTACCCCAACGTCCAAAGCGTGTGCGCAAGCAACGATATGGTGGTGGTGGTGTTGTTGCAGAAATTATGCAACATGATCGGCGTGAGGAGAAGGAACTTAAGCAGGTCGTCAGAGCGATTCGATCGAAAGACGATGGCTTTCGTTCAAAAGCGAAGATCAATTCAAACGGTTTGCGTGTGGGACAAGCTCCCTTCCACGAGACGTACGGTTATGGTGAACGATGGTTTATTCGTCACACTCAGTTCACTATTGGTCGCTCAGGTACTTCCCCTTATAATGTTGACAATCGCGTCATCCAGTTCACAGTGGGCACGTCTTCTCAGTATGCCCAAAGTATCCACTTCGGCTCCATTTATGGTGTTTCTGAGGACGGCGGGAGTGGTATGCAGGTAGGCTGGGCGGCCTCTGGTTACACTCAACCCAGCACTGCCAGCACCCTGATTTCTCCGGTCGCTAATGTCGTGACTTCTGGTTTGAAATTTTTCCAGGCTGCGGCATTTCGTGGCGCTCGCATCCGCTATGTGCCTTCAGTTTCGAAAATGGTGGCTGGTCAGCTGGTATTTGCTGGAAAATATGTGGATTCACTGGCAACCAGCATTGATGAGACTACTTTTGCAGATATCGCCTCATTGCCGTCTTCAACCACGGTACAAGTTTCCGATACTTGTGATTTCCGCGTTTTTCCAACTGCTCGTCTGAATGAACCTGCCATGCAGTTTACTGCCAGTCCGGGTATTGGTACGGGAAATAATTACTGGTCTCTTTTGGTGGCCGTTGACTCGCCCTTGGCAACTGCTACAACCGATGTTTTGGGTCATTTGGAGCTTGACATCATTTATGATTGTTATGGCAAGCAATGGGTTTCAGACGAAGTGAAATCTGGCACTTCATTAACTGCTGAAGAGAAGAAAGTTTCTGATATCTTGAAGAAGTTACGCGAATATGACCTGAAGGAATTGTCAGATGCAAAGGAAGTAAAGCAGAAGCCTCTTGAAATGCGTGCTCTTGGTGAGCATAAGGACCTCGATGATGATGATTGGCAAAAGATTCAGCAAGCTGATTCGCGCCAAAAGATTTGTGACCTGAAAGCGTATCGTGAGTCCTTGAAGGCAGCACAGAATGCATGTCCTCAATCTGCTTCAACTTCATCTGTCACCTCTGCGGTTGCCCCAAACGTGCAATCTCGGACGCCAAAGATCTAGTTGAGCGTCCGAGCTTCACTTGGGCAGGTAGAAATACCCAGTATGTGTTTTTTGGATACCGTGACGTTCAGTCACTTACTCATACTTACCAAGACTTGGACTGTGGATCTACGTCATACCTAGCTTATGGTATGCCCACTCTGATTATAGCTGACGCTTTGTATAACGACCACGCACTGCATATGTCAACGATCCAGACTGGATATTACCAACAATTCTCTGATCTTGAGAAAATTGAATTACCTTTGTCTTCTTGGTTTCCTGAAGATCCTTTGGTTAATGCTTCGACTCGTTTCCAGAATTTCGAGATGTGTCCGTTCAGTTATGAATTCCCTGCTTGGCGTCAACACGGATGGCGTGTCTGGAAAGTTTCAGTTTATGACACTTATATTTCTGAAAATAACGAGTTCCAGGGGTGGATGGCATTGATATATATGCCTATGAAATGGAAATATGAGTTTTGGCCAACAGGTGGCTCGCACTTGACTTGTGTGCCATATGGAACTCTTGCTTATGTGGCTATCCAACCCTTTACCAGGTTTGGTTGCGTTCGAACTATCCTGGAACCCTGGAATAATATTACGAGTTGTTGGTCTACTCCCGATGGTTTTGAGTATTCTGGCAAGATGGGCCGGTCTGCATGGCACGTATATTTGCTGAATGATCTTAAGATTGGCAACAATAATTATTTTGACCCTGTTTCTTCAGATATTCATAGCAGTAGTGTTGTAGGCTGTGGGTATTATTTGGCTTCGGGAGCAATTGGTTCGCTACCGCAGTTGGTATCGTGTGTGGTCCACGCGCGCAATTGGGAGAATTCATGGTTGGCAGCTAATGGAGGAGCTGGTGTGACAAATATCCCGCCACAAAACTTTTGTGACTGTCCAATACGACTCCCTCTTCATCGGGCACATGCTGTTGGTATTACTGACACTGTCGGCGCTGTGGGTGTTGAGGATACCAAGGCAAACCCTGACTACCAATATTTCAAGCCATACGCTAATTTGGATGAAGTTGAGCAGGATAATGGCATGGCTTACATGTGCGCTTATGGCACAGTTACTGAATATCCTCTCAGTTTAACTCTTGAGAAGGAAGACTTCTTGAAAGTATTGAAGGACA